AACCCTTCTGTGAGATTTCCGCGTTGATGCCATCAACAGCGGCATCAGCAACCTGTTCCATCGCATCGGGCAGACGTTCGGCTGCAGATGTCAGATCATCAAATTCATTTCCGACCTTGGCCAGGGCTTCAGCCTGTTTATCAGCCTCGGCAACACCTCTGGCCATGGCCGTGGTGGTTTTGTCCAGCGCCTGCGCCCGGTTGCCTTCTGCTTCGCGGATGCCATTCAGCAGGGCCTTTTCTTCACCCAGCTGGCCATTCCATGCTTTCTGGCCCAGGGCTGCGGCCTGCAGATTGGTGGAAACCGTTTGCAGTTCCGTGGCAACATGGCCAATCCGGCTTTCCAACTGTTCCAGATTGTCCGTGATGGCAGCCGTATCCAGCCCTTCATCCGCAGCTTTCTGGAACTCTGCACGCAGGCTGTCACGCTGCGCACTCAGAACTGCCAGCGTCTTGGTCAGGCTGTTCACGCGGGAGACAGCCTGCGTGCCCAGCGTTTCGAAAGATCCGGCCGCAGCACTGGCACCTTCTGCCAGCGTGTCGGTGGCGGCTTTTGAGGCTTTGCCCATGCCGGACATGACATCGGAAAGCGTCACGCCCTTTTCGGCAACCCTGTCCAGACTGTCACCGGCAGTTTTTGTGGCCTTTTCGGTCTGATCAACGGCTGTGATCTGAACCTCTAGCGATTCAACCAGATCTGTCTCTGCCATGGGGCACCATCACTTTTCTGTCAGGATCAACGTGGGGTAGAGCATCTGTTCACCCGCCTGCCGATCAGCACGCCGGCTGACATAAGCCGCGTGCTTTTGCGTCCATTTTTTCTCTTTTTTGTCCCATGAAATGCCCGAAGCGATGCCTGCACCCTTCAGAATGTAAGGGAGAGGATCACCACGGGCATCGCGGCCACCTTGCAATGGCTTGAAGACACGCTGGGCACGAATGCGTTTAAAGCGGCGCATCAGTGGCCTGCGCACAGCCTCCACAATCCCAGGTGGAACGCTGATGCGCTGACCGCCCACCTCAATCTTGCGGGCATAGGGCATCGTGTTCACAATGCGCACTTCCGATCCCATGGGGATTTTGCCGGGCGCATCCGTCCAGCCCTTGCCATTCACCAGAACCGCCCAGCTTTTACGAAAGGCTCCACTGCGGCATGGCGAACGCTGGCGCAATTCCGCCAAGGCCCAGACCGTGGCTGCGCCAATGGTGCTGAAGATGTAGCTGACATTGCCGCCATTGAGCTTTGCCGCTTCTTCCGGAAGGCCCATCTTGCCATCCACACGCCGCACATATTGCGCTGATGCTGCACCCGACTGAATAAGCGCATCGCGTTCCTTGCGGATCCTGTTGGCCACAATTTTGTGGGCCGTTGCACTACGCATGTTGCGGCTGATGGCAACCTGCATGGGTTTTTGCAGTCGTGCAGCCCAGCTCATTTTTTCATCCGCCTTTTCATGCGTTCCGACCAATACGCGATGAACACCCTGTCCATGGCGCCAATGCACCGATCCAGAAGCGCCATTTCGGCATGCGTGTAGCCGTGATAGTGCGACCAGGCCTGCACGACTTCCCACGGGATCATGCCGGGGCTGCTTTCAAAGACTGTCGCACCTAATGCCACACTGAAACCTTGTGGCAGACGCTGGCGTGATGCGGACAGCCGATGCCATGCCCGCCAGATCCACATGAACTCAGGCAGTGGATCCACGCGGGCATGTTCCTCTGGCAGATCGTTCCAGAGTTCTTCATCATAGCTGCCCCATTCCAGGTGCCATGCCAGCGCCCTGGTCAGTTTCCCTCGGCTGCCTCGGCATGTTCAGAGGCCTGCGTAGTCACAAGGGCTGCGGCTTCCCAGCAGGCTGCCATCAGCTCCCGGTAATCGGGATTGCCCAGCAGTTCGCGGAACTGATCGACTGTGACAGGGTTTTTCCGGTCACGGTCATGGTGCAGGCCCTTGACATCCAGCACAAGGAAATCGCGCAACAGCCCCGCATTGATCTGGCGACGCACAGCGTTGGGAATGGCTGAAACCTCTCCACGGAAGCGTTCCGCCGCCTTGCGCAGGCGCTGGGCCTGTGCATCCACAAACTGGTCCGTATAGCCACGGCTTTTGATTTCCAGACCGGGATATTTGTCAATTTTGACCCATTTGCCATCAGCAATGGCGGCGCTGTCGGTTTTCAGGTCTGCAAGAGAAAGTGTCGGGTTCATGAAAATGCTCCAATAAAAAAGGCCGCGCAGTGGCGGCCTCTGGACAAAAGAAAAACGGAAAAGTCAGAAAGAACGCAGCGCGTTACGAGGGCGGCATGATCCGTGCGATCCCGAACGTGCCTCCACCAGGCAGCGGATTGCCCGTGACGGAAATGGTGGTGACAATGGTGGCGTTCTTGCCGCTGATTGGGTTCTTGGGATTGAAGATCCGGCCATTGTAGATGACGAACTGATACCCGTAGCCATCACTGCCCTGAATGCCAACGGAAACTGGTCCTTTCTGACCAGCCTGCCATGCCAGAAATTCGGTGTAGTCCTTAAAGAAATATTCGATATCCATGCTCGCCTTGAAGGAGCCGAACTGCACACCGCACGCCCCCACATGGCCCATGCCCGTATCCTGCGCGGAACCATCACGTGCGAGGGTAATGGTGGCGGACTGGATGCACCCTGCGGGCTTGGAACCGAAAATGGAGCAGCCCAGAAACCCGGAGACCACATCCATCAGCGGGCTGGTGGTGGCCGCATTGACCGCGCTGGAGACATCCACAGAGGTGATGGTCATGTCCGAGCCGATAAAATCAATCTGGACCGTAGGGGGCTGGCCCTTTTGCAACTGGATCTGCACCTGATTGACCATCAGGCCGGAATAGACCTGCCACTGCCCTGCAACTTTCTTGCGGATGGTAAAGGTTTTGCCCATCGCACCGTTGGTCAGGCTCTGGATTGTGATCGTGCTACCTGGACTGAGGGTATTTTTTCCGACCGCAGACATCAGAGGGCTGAGGGCGTTTTTCTCAAATTTCAGGGCGTATCCGTTCTGGTCCGAACCCATACAAGGCGCGGTAAAGGTAAACCCTGTTGTTTTATCCGTAGCGGTTACGAGACATGGCCCCATTGATTTTGGAAATGTGAGAACGGCTTCCTTGCCATCATTAGCCCATATCGTGGCGTACCCGCCATATGAAGAATCATTGTCATTTAAAGTGATGATCAGGGTACTGGTGGTTGTAAATTCCAGATCACTCCAGTCCGCACCCAGAATGCCCGCGAAAAAGTCATCATATGTGCCATAGGACAGCACGCCATTGATGCTGCCGCTGGTGGAACGTCCCGTCAGGATGGTTTCGGCAACCTCTGGCACGCTTGTGATTTCATCCGGGGCTGAGGTGCTGTCCTGCACGGCAAGGCTTTCGCCCGTCATGCGCAGGCGCTGGTAGGTGCCTCCAGGAGGCGTGTCATAGGTGATTTCCTGTGCGTAATCGACAGGACTGGTATTGGTCTGCTCACCGGCAGCATATCCGGTTGTGGCGCCCGTAGCCATTGCATTGCTCCAATAAAAAAAGACCGCACAGTGGCGGCCTTTGGAAAAAGAAAAACGGAAAAGTCAGATAGAACGCGAAATATCACGAAGATGGCGTGAGACGCGTAATTCCGAACGTGCCCCCACCGGGCAACGGATTGCCCGTGACAGAGATGGTGGTGACAATGGTGCTGTTCTTGCCACTGGTCGGGTTCTTGGGATTGAAGATCTGACCATTGAGAATAGCAAACTGATATCCGTAGCCATCACTGCCTTGAATACCCACCCAGACAACACCTGTCTGTCCGGCCTGCCACGCCAGAAACTCGGTGTAGTCCTTAAAGAAATATTCGATATCCATGCTTGCCTTGAACGCGCCGAACTGCACGCCGCAGGCTCCTACATGGCCCATGCCCGTATCCTGCGCAGCTCCATCGCGTGCGAGGGTGATGGTGGCGGACTGGATGCACCCTGCGGGCTTGGCCCCAAAAATGGAGCAGCCCAGAAAACCGGAGACCACATCCATCAGCGGGCTGGTGGTGACAGCATTGACGGCGCTGGAGACATCCACTGAAGTGATGCTCATGTCCGAGCCGATAAAATCAATCTGGACAGTGGGTGTCTGGCCCTTTTGCAGCTGGATCTGTATCTGATTGACCATCAGCCCGGAAAAGACCTGCCATTGTCCCGCAAGCTTCTTGCGGAGTGTATAGGTTTTGTCCAATGCACCATTGGTCAGGTCCACAACTTTGGCTGTCACTTTTCCTGTTGCGGTTTCATTAATGCCCTGTGGATTGGCGATCCACAAATTGATACCTGTGCGGTTTCCAGTAGGTGGATAGACACCTGTTACCAAAAAGTAGCCATTGTTCTCTGGATTGTTGAACCCATCCAGATAAACAAAACTACCTGTGACAATATTCCCCACTAACGTGTCTGGGTTAACGAAACTGATATTAACCTGGTTGGGGTGGTTAGGCAGTACGTAAACCCCTGCGCCTGTTCCTTGAGTTTGCAGAAATGCTTCGGTCCAGTCCGCACCCAGAATGCCCGCGAAAAAGTCATCATACGTGCCATAGGACAGCATGCCATTGATGCTGCCGCTGGTGGAACGTGCTGTCAGAATGGTTTCGGCAGTTTCTGGCAGATCGTTGATTTCATCCAGGGCAGTCGTGCTGTCCTGCGCCGCCACGCTTTCGCCCGTTATGCGCAGGCGCTGATAGGTGCCTGCTGGCGGCGTGTTGTAAGTGATTTCCTGCGCGTAATCGACAGGGCTGGTATTGGTCTGTTCACCAGCCGCATATCCGGTGGTTGTACCCGCAGCCATGATGTTGCTCCAATAAAAAAGGGCCGCACAATGATGCCGACCCTAGAGAAAAACAGAGGTGCGAGACTGCCGGTTACGCAGCAGGCGTGGCGGTGCCGGTTGTGCCAGAGTTGGTTGTGCCGGAACCGGCGCTGCCTGTGTTTGCCGGGGTAGCCGCGGCGGCAGGTTTGGCATCTGTGGGGATCAGACCCAGACGGTAGCCGAAGAACTTTTGCAGGCTCAGGCACATGCCTGCGGCATCGGCACCGATGGAGGCAAAAACCTGACCATTGGCTGAAAATGATCCCGTTGCGCCGGCAGGTTCCGTCAGCACGTTGTATTGCTTGCCGTTTTCATCCGCAGCCGGAGCAATGGCGGCTGGCGTGCCAGAAATCATCTGATAGGGCCATACACCCGTGCGGCAGCCAGCCGGTGCAGACTGTGCAGCCTGCGTGACAGCATCGGATGTGCTGTCGGCCTCGATTTCCGTGCTGCCCAGAGCATACGTGCCGGTATTGGCGCCTGTTTCATACAGAGGGAAGAATTTCATGTGAGGATATCCTGATATTCGTAATTAATGCCCAGGGAAAACCGCACGCGGTTTCCATCCTGATCAAGATCGGGTGGGTCAAAGCTGTGACCGTGGTAGTAAAGTCCAACCGGCAGATCTGCGGGTCGGGATGTTTCGGCCTGCTTCATGGTGGTGCGGAAGGCATCCGACATCACCTTGCGATGAGTCAGAGCGGTGGGTGATCCTGTCCCGCGTGGCACCATAAGGTGCAGCCAGATGGTGCCATCCTCCAGATTGACGGGATCTCCCGCACCGGCACGGTCTGAGGTGCCGGATGTGGTTTCCATCAGCCAGTAGGGGCCATCGGGCACCGTGCGGTTCTGGGCTGCGGGATCCAGCAGTTGCAGGCCCTCTGCCTGTGCTGCTGCTGTGGCAATGGCCCAGGCGCTGTTCCATACTGCGGGTGATGTCATGAGGTTTCGCCTCCTGCGGCAACAAGCGTCCAGCCGCACAGGGTTGCGCCATCGTAAACCGGGGTGGCGTCTGTGAGGACATAGAGCCTTGGCCCATCCCTGATCCGGTCCAGCGCGGCTGGAGCGCCGTAACCGGATGCTGCCAGTTCTGTATTGGTAATCTGGCAGACAAAGGCCGTTTTTGCCGTGGCATCCACAATCTGTGCGGCCTGCGCCGGTGGCGCGTAGCCCATAAGTGTGACGGATGTTGTGCCATCCGCTGTCCGGAGCACCATCGGGCGGCCTTTGGCCATGATCTGGCGGCGGCGGCGGTCTGTGCGGTAGCTCATCCAATGCCTCCAGCTTGATAGCTTGTCAGGATATCCACCGCAGGTTGTGGCATGCCGCCGGATCCGACAGATGGCGCATTCCACGATGTGGAACCCACCCCCTGCTCGCTTTCCGATTTCAGGTTGGGATCTCGCCCCTTGGCATACCATACGGCCGCCGCAGTAAGCCGTATGGCCTCCTGAAGATCCTGCGGCACAACATTCGTGCCTGCGTTTTCCGTGCCTGGTGCGACATATCCGGCCGTATATTGGACGGTATAGATCCCTGGCATCCATCCCGGCATTCTGGCGTCAGGCGGATACACCATGGCTGCATCAGGATCGAAAGGAAGATCCTTGACCTGTTCCGGCGTAAGAGAAAGCTCCCCCACGCAGAATGACTGAATGCTGACCAGAGGATAGCGGCCCAGGCAAAGCACGTCCTGCGCAGCACCAGGCCGCACCATGAACGTGTCCTGCCATCCTGCCTGCATGAGAGGCCTGCCGATAAACTTCAGGGCTTTTGCCGAAGCCTCCAGCAGCAGCCGTGTCAGCTCTGCGTCCTGCGTATTATCGGAAATACTGAGATCTGCTTTCAGATCACCCAGAAGCGCCAACGGCTGAAGAGCTGCTGGCGCACTGATTTGCACAGTACGCCTCATTGCTCCGTTCCTCAGCTGCCAGTGGTGGTGCCAGAAGTTGGTGCAGCCGTATCAATGCCGGTGAAGTCGCCGTTGATAATGGCCTGCGGTCGGTAAACAGCCAGCGCGGTGCGCTCTTCTGCCAGAAGGGTTACCATGCCTTTCACGAAGTTATCCCGGTCTTCGGTGGAAATGGAGACTGTGGCGTCCTCACGGTCAAACAGCTGTGCCGCAAGGCTGAAGGCCCCGGTCATGAACTTGCCCTGCGCCATGGCCAGAGATTCAGCCACAGGCAGGCCCCACAGAACCGGGCCAGCCATGCCCATGGGATTGGCGAACACATACCGGCTCACACTGTCCTTGGTCAGTTCAATGCTGGCCCAGTCGGTCGGGTTCAGGATGTGCCCGGTTGCCGGGTATTCTGCCAGCGTGGTCTGCAACATGGCCAGACGCAGGCGGTCAATCATCGTCTCGCCTTTTACCGTTACGCCAGCAGGCTGCACGTATTTGGTGGACTGCGCCAGCAGCCCCAGAATGCTGGTGCCTGTGCCATCGCCATTCAGGAAGGCAAGATCTTCCTTGTAGGCAAGGCCATAACGCAGACGCCCATCAATGTAGGTCTGCAACTGCGGTGCGTCAGCAAGGATGGATTTGGACGCCATGACGAAATGCGCGATTGTGCGCACTGGCAGCGTATTCAGGGAGAAGCTGATATCCGACTGCGGATACGCATTACCGGGGTTTTCTGCCACGAAATCAGCATTATTCGTGAACAGCGTTTCCTTGACGTAGTCCACGGAGTTGGACGCTGTGTTTCCAGGCATCAGCAGATCACGAATGACCAGCCGCCGATTGGGCTGGGCAATGATCTGCGGCTGGCGGTCTGCGACAACCAGAGCCGAAGTGCCAGATGTGCCGGTGGAACTGGCAGAGGTGATGTTTTTCATCTCCACCTGCACGGTGCCCTTCCAGCTGGTGCCACGTTCCATGGCGGCCTTGACCTCGTCAGACGCCACGAACTTCTGCCCGATGCTCTGGGGCTGCTGTTCTGTAGGCTTGCCACCACGGGTAGATTTCTGTTCCAGTTCTGTCACACGAGCAGACATTTCGGTCAGAGCATTCAGCGCCTTGTCTGCACTGGCTTTGGTTTCATCCGTGACTTTGCCAAGATTTTTCAGTTCAGTCTTGGACGTTTCGGCAAACTTCTTGACCTCATCCGTGGCGTCAGAAAGCTGCTTGATAGCGTTTTTGTATTCGTTTTCGTCAGACATCAGGTATTTTCCCATAAAAAAAGCCGCCTCAATGGGCGGCTGTGGGTGAATGAAAAGCAGTTTTGTCAGATCACAGACGGAAACTGGAAAGACCAGGTGGCACCAGAGAAGATCCGGGCTTAGGCGCTTCCTCGCCACGCACAGCGGCCCTCAGGCCAGCCGTTACGGATTTCAGCTCCGGCAGCATGGGAATTTTCCCGTCCTGCAGCGCCTGCTTCATGCCATCGGGCATGCGCTGGCCTGTCAGGGCCTCATAGGCATCCTGCAAATGCCCCAGCAGCTGCTGGCGTTCCTGCGCCGTGGGGGCATCATTCCCTTTCAGGGATTTCTGATAAATGCCTATGGCTGCTTCCAGCGCCTGCACGGCAACTGTTGGCTGCACTGTGGATTTGAAGGCATCGCCCCAACGCCGCTTGAGATCCGTGACACGGGCCTGGGCATTGCTGGGATCATCCACCAGGCTGACTTCATACAGATTGGCCTGCTTGATCTGGCGGCGCGGCCCGGCGGGATCTGTCATTTTCACAGATCCATCCTTGGGGATACTGAAGCCAATGGACAGACCACCCAGCGCACCGTCCTTGACGCGCTCATATAGCAGTTTTCCGGCATCCGTGTTGGTACCGGAGATTTTGCCCTTGACGTGCAGGCCCTTGCTGTCTTCCGCCACATCATTCCACACGCCAGCAGGCACGCCGTCACCGCCGAAAAAGCCGTGCATGACGTGCATGGGCAACACACGGCCCTGCGCCTTGCGTTCAGCAATGGATTTGGCGAAAGCCCCCGGCAGGATCACATCACCATGTGAATCCGTATTGCCGAAAACAGCGCCATAACCTTCCACATGGCCGCTTTCGCCATCTGAGCCGGTAATGGCTTTATACTCGAACGGAACGGCGCAGACTTCCATGCCGTCAATCATCGTCCGGATCTCCTATCGTGCCGCCTGGTTGCGGCTGTGGTTGGGATGCAGGGGTGGCAACAGGCTGCAATGTCGGTGGCATGCCAACCTTGCCCACATCTGTCAGCGGAATCATCTGCGCCTGCACGGTTGGGATATCGCCACCCGGAATTGGCGCCAGACCTTCCTTTTCACGGATTTCATTGCGGGTCTTGATGCCGTTCTGAACCTGTGCCGTCTCTAGTTGGGCACGCGTCTGACTGTCTGCCCGTAGCAGCGCATCCACATTGTGCTGGGCAAAATACGTCTCTTTTTCCGCCGGTAGTAGCAGGCAGCGCGTGATGGCCTGCTCTATACGCACCAGCCATGGCTGAAGTGTATAGGTCAGAAACCACAGGTTCATCTGCTCTAGGCCAGATCCCCACGCGGTGGATTTCTCCATGCGCCCGATCATGACCGGAGCTACGCCAAACCACCGGCAGAGTGTTTCCACGTTAAAGCCGCGTGTCTGAAGCAACTGCATGTCTTCGGGGTTCATGCCAATGCTCTCAACCGTCCACCCACCTTCCAGAAGCGGTGTTTTCCCGGCGTTCAAGGCTCCTTCATAATCCTTCAGGATAGCCTTGGCACGCACCCGCTGCTCACCTTTGAGAATGTTGGGAGACTTGATGTAAGTCTGGCTCAACATCCCATTGGCAAACATGCGTGCGGCGGTTTCTTCCGCCGCCATGGCGCTGCCTATCTGCTGGCGGCCTGCGCTGATGGGAGACATGCCCATCATGCCGTCCAGGCAATACCCCTTGATGTGCAGGATATTGCTTTCTTCCAGCGTAAGCTTCTGCCCCTGATACGTGTAGGTATAAATCAGCTCACCTGTGGCATCGTCACGATTGACCGTCATGCGGTCAGGCCGCAACGGATAGAGGGCAAGCACACGTTTTGCGCCAATATCGCTCCAGATCACCTGGGCAAAAGCATTCCCCCACAACATCAGACAGGCCACCATGGATGACCAGAACTCTATGGCGCTCATATCCGTATTGGGGGATCTGCTCAGGATGCGATACAGCGGATGATCCCGCGCCAGAGTGGATGACGTGCCATCTGGACTGCGCTGATAGAGCTTCAGCGGCATTGCCCCGATAGTGTCAGAGATCAGCCGCGAGCAGGCCCAGACCGTATCCAACTGCATGGCGGTATTCACCGACACCAGCTTGCCACTATGCGTTGGCCCACCAGCCATGAAAGCTCCCAGGCGCAGATCCGTAAGGGATACGCCTGTGACGGTCAGCGCCATTGCATTTGCAGCCTTGTACAGCAGCCCTCTAAATGGCGCTGGCATTTTCATGTCGTGATCAGACCTCCATCAAGAAACGGGTCAATATTTCCCGGTGGCTCCGGGTTCCGGCTCATGCAGGCCACGGCATCAAACAGCGCCATCAGCGGGTCGATCTTCTTGCCGCCTGCCATCTGCTTGGTGATTTCGATATTGTTGCCCTTGGCCTGCGCCTTCGCGTTGCCAACTGCCCAGGCCATGATCGGACGCGCCCCATGGGAGAACGTGCCATCCGCCAGCTTGCGCTCCAGCGTCTTGATGGCCCCGGTCATTTTCCAGCCCTGACTGATCCCGACAATCCGCTCCTGCTCAATGCCACGGGCATGCAGGGCAAACACGATTTCAGCCACACCAGCAGGATCCAGACCAACCATGGCCAGCTTGCCGGACTGGTCGATCATCTCCACCATATCCGCCAGTTGCTGATTGTCATCACGCATTTCCTGAATGATGACGAGATCACCCTGCTTCTGGAAATCCAGATAGCGCGGGGCTTCCTCCTTGCGGTGCTTCAGCACATCCTGAAACACCCAACTGCGCTGCCAGTGCAGCCAGTCGCCACTTTCCTCATCCCGGCCGACCACAGCCAGAGATAGAAAATCGTCCAGACCGCCACCATCAATGCCGCAGACAATCACATCAGAGCATTCTAAAATCAGTTCCAACGTGACCAGTGGATCACCCTGGCGTTCCCAATATTTGGCCCCTGCCCATGCCTTTTCGCGCAGGGACATGCCCATTTCCACGTTCAGGTGCTTGGCCATCCAGACACGCAGCACGCCTTCCCCAGCCTCTTTGGCCTGGGCGTATCTGTCCCGCAGGAACTCATCCGATACCGACACCCCCAGATTGGGGTTGGTCATGTACCAGTTATCCGGGTTGTGCTCGCCTTTCTTATCCAGAATTTTCTTGGGAAATTCGTAGATAACCGGCAGAAAACGGGGCGAATTGATCTTGCCGTCCCGCACGCCACGCGCATATTCCAGACGGCTCTTGAACACACCGGCAGGCTCTTCATCCGACTGCGTGCTCAGGTAAATGATGAAGCCTTCCGGACGGGAGGCAATGCCGCCAGTGGCTTCCATGAGCATGTTCTCGGCCGTAGGCTTCTTGCCGAACTCCCACAACTCGTCCACCAGGATGCCGGTGGCTTTCTTGCCCACAACAGAGGAGCCATCCGCTGCCACAACCTTGAGTGTCGCCCCGGTTTCGCGGTGCGTCACGATGCGGGTGTAATCCTGCACATGGAACAGGGCATCCAGTTCAGGATCTGCCTTGATCATGTCCCGCGCAGGCTTGAAGGCATTGTCTGCGGCTTCCTTGGTCGGTGCCAGGATCAGGAACTCGGCCGATTGCCGCCAGTTCAGGATCAGCACCGTCAACATCACGCCCGCAGCAATGGTGCTCTTAGTATTCTTCTTGCTTACCAGCAGGAAAAACTCTGTGATCATGCGCTTGCCGGTTTCCGGGTCATATGAACCGAAAATGGCGGCGGCAAAATCCTTCAGCCAGTCACGGCAGGATTCACCAATGGTGGGTTCACCCAGCACGTCCACGATCTTCAGGGCGTTGAAAACAGCCATCCCCTGCGCAGCAGCGGCCGGAAAAAGCGGATCACATGGCACAAGGCTTTCGCCCGCAATGATGCGCTTTTCCCAATCCCGGCAGGCTGTGCTCCATGACAGACCGGCCTTGGCCGCAGGCGCTGCCTTGCGCCGTGTGGTGGCTGTTGCGGTCTTTCTCGTGCCGGTTGCCGCTTTGCGCTTGCGTGTTGCGGGCTTTTTCTCAGTTTCACTTGCCATTGTTCACAACCAGTTTGGGGGAAGACATGCGCGAAAACTTGCCGCTGGCTGCTTTCTCGGCAGCTTCCCGGCGTTCTTCCTTCACGCCCTTCTTTTTTCCGGAACCCGTGACGCCCATCATCTGGATCTGCTTGAGCGTGCGCACGGTTTCCGCCCGCTCTTTCGTGCTGATGGCCTTCAACATCGCATCGCGCCGGCGCGATCCGGTATCGTCTGCCGTTTCCAGCTCAATCGCTTTGGTAATCTCGCCAAGATGGGATGTCGTATCCTCAAGCTCACCAAGCAGGCGCGACACCATTTCATCCATACGTTCATCCACGTTGGCAGCAGATCTGCGCCCGGTGGATGGTGGTTTCTCCTGTGGTGGAGCGGGGTTGCGCTGGGGATTGTGCGCAGGTTGGTGCGCAGTTTTGGTGTTTTTGCGCACTTTTTGCGCAGAAGTGCGCACCCATCCACCGGACGCAATGCGCTTGCGCAGCGTGCTTTCGGCCACGCCATGTTTTTTTGCAATTTGGCGGTTTGACAAGGCTCCTGCGCGAAAATCAGCCTCTATCGCGTGCCAATCCGTATCAGTTTTCTTGGGCATTCCCCACCATCCCGCGCAACAAAAGTGCGCACTTCAAAACGCTGGAACGAAAAATTTTTCACGCGTGCCACTGGCGCGGTTCAGGTGCCATGCGTTCACTGCACTTTTACCCCTCCCCCTACCCGCTGAGTGCATGGCAGGAGATGCCTGAAAAATACACATTGATACACATTCCTTGCATTGTCTTTTGTGTATAATTATGTGTATGATCATACACATGGACAGCAGAGAGATAATCAAGAAGATCAAGGCAGACGGCTGGTATCTTGTCGCCACGAAAGGCAGTCATCAGCAGTTCAAGCACCCGACAAAACCCGGTCGGGTAACGGTGCCTCACCCTAAGCGGGATCTTCCACTCGGCACTCTGCGGAGCGTAGAGAAACAATCAGGGGTCAAACTGAAATGAGCGACTATATCGCCATCATCCACAAAGAGCCCGAAAGTGATTTCGGGGTCAGCTTTCCAGATTTTCCCGGCTGCATCACAGCAGGCTCTTCATTGGAAGAGGCCCGGAAAATGGCTCAGGAAGCCTTGGAATTCCATATCTTTGGCATGACAGAAGATGGTGAGCCCATCCCTGCTCCATCGCCTTTGGATAAGGTCATGCAGGATCCGAACTTTGCTCAAGGTGTTGCCTTCATGGTTCATGTACGGCTGCCATCTAAGGCCGTGCGTGTGAACGTCACGCTGGACGAAAGCCTTGTGTCTGCCATTGCAGCTGTCAGCAAAAACCGCTCCAAGTTTCTGGCTGAAGCCGCCTGGGAAAAACTGAACCGCGAGCAGGCTGTATAAGCCTGCTTACCACTCAATATTCCTGCTTATATCGCTCTACCCGCGCCCGTGCGGTCTTGGCGGTATGGCAGGATCCGCAGAGCAACTGGACGTTGTTCTCATCCAGCGGTGCGCCGCCATCCTTCAGCTCCTGAATGTGATCCCCAAAGAGCCGCGTGCCGGTGCGGCCGCACTGTTCACAGCAATGCGGTCGCTTGCGCTTGATGGATGCCATCAGGGCACGCCACTCAGGGCGTGTATAAAAGCCGTCAGCGCGTTTGGGTGGCTCTTTGGCTATGCTGGTGTCCAGAACGCCTACAAGCGGCCTCATGCACGTCAGAACGGCTTTCTTGCGGCTGCTCATGTGGTGGCCACGTCCAGCTTGGACAGGTCGAACGTCACCAGCTCCCACTTGGCATCTGGCGATGGCCGCCGGTGCAACCGCACGTAATCCTTGGTCACATCCACGCGCACGCTGTCAGAAATCGCCTGCATGCCGCGCTGCCATTCCTCATCGTCAATCTCCAGACGCCGGAGCGCGAGGATCTTGCCCACGTTCATGCTGCCCTGCTTGTCCACGTCAAACGCATCCAGCACCACAGCTTTCAGATTGGCGTTCGCGCCCTCAGACCAGCGGTTCAGGCAACTATGGATCAGCGTTTGCGCCGCCTGAATTTCAGGGCCAAACGAAATGACGTTGCCGACCGCCACAGTCACGCGCAGCGTGCCATCATAGCTGGTCAGGGTGACGTTGCCTTTGTCGCTGCCCAGCTTGGTGCTGTATTGCTCGGCCACCAGATCCAGAAAGGCATGGATCTCCGTAAAGCACAGCCGCTTGAAATCCATCATGAACTGCCGCACCGGCTCGGCTTCATGGTGCAAACGGCGCACCAGCTCATCTTGCAGCTTGTCAGATGGCCGGACATTCGCTTCAGGCACCAAGCGCCCGCGACTGTCCTGCATGAAACCGTCAGGCACGGTTTGCATTGTCATTCTCCATCGTTGTCAGAAACGCCCGCGCCGGTTGGCGTCAGGCCAGAAGGTCAGCGCCCGCCGCGTCTGCGCTGGCGTGGCTGTATCGTGTTGTCGTGGCCAGCGAACTGTGGCCGAGCTGGGCCTGCACCCAATGCACCGGCTGCCCCGCGTCCAACTGGTGTGACGCAAAAGCATGGCGCAGCCAGTGAGCAGAGACATCAGGCGGCAGGCCCGCTCGTTTTGCGGCCCGCTTCACAACGCGATCCACAGCGCGTTCATGAAGCGGGCCGCCATCGTGGCCGGGGATAACGGGCGCATCAGGCCCGACATCAGACCGCACAGCCGCGATCTCTTTCCACAACGATGGTGAAACCTGCACATGGCGGGTTTTGCCACCTTTGCCGAAAACCGTTGCAATGCCGCCCGATTGGCGGCGTGTCATATCGCGCCAGCGTAACGCGCAGGCTTCTGAAATCCGCAGGCCGGTGCCGTAAAGCAGCGCCAGCAACGCATGGCGGCGCGGATCCTTCTCACCTGCCAGCATGGCCAATACCTGCTGGCGCGAAAGAATGCGCTCGTTCAGATTGTCGCGGCCACGCTCCATGCGGAACGCAGCGCCCGCATCCTGCGGTAGAAAACCCAGCTTGTGGCCGTAGGTCAGCAGCGATTTCACGGCGCTGATCTTGCGCCGGCGCGTGCTGTCCGCCGCATCGGCCATGCTGTCGTTCCATGCCTGAATGTCAGCCAGGGCAACATCTGCCATGGGCTTGGCAACAAAACGGGTGAACTCCGCAACGTTGGTGCGATAGGCCCGCACCGTGTTGCTGCTGCGGTTGTGCAGCCACGTTTTGACCAGCGGAAAATCCGCACGGTGAATGCCATCATCCAGCACTGCTGGCGCGGTCGATCTGGGCTGATCACCGCTAACCATTTGATTTCCCTATATTATCGGGTCATTTCCAACCCTCAAAAACCGTCAGATAACAGAGATTATCTGACGGGTTTGGGGGGTGTTCTGCGGGTTATCTGACACATGGGCAGGTATGCCGTGTCAGATAATACCGCGTTATCATGACGCTTTTAATCGGATGGAGCGCCACCAACCTTGCGGCCACGACTGCCAAAACCTGGACGGAATGTTGATTTGATGATGCCCGCAGGTAGTTGCTCACTAGCTTGATCAACGATCTCTTTGCGTATGGCTGCATCCACGCACGCCATCTCCTTCTCTCCGAAACACTCACTGGAGGTTTCGTTAAGAGGATTCAAGCGTGAAAAAATTTCGTAAGACAGATCAGCACAACGTGCCGTTGCAATGCCTATTCCAGCCAGTGGCGGCATTATAACATCGGCCCGATGGCGCGGGATGCTTGGTGAGTGAAGCGGCACCATAATGACACCTTCACTTAAAACCGCGATAATAAGAGAACGCTTTCCAAGATGACGAACAACAGCACCACGGCAGATGTCCTGCCTGTGTTTCATATGCTCAACTTTTCATAGGATACAAAAAAAGCCGTGGCCCGTAGGCACACGACTTCGAAGATTTTAGAAAATTACGATTAGAGGTGGTGGCATGTCAATATAATTATTTAAGATAGCCGCAGTAAACTTGTCACTGATATATCTTCATCCACATCTGGCCAGTGAATACCTTTACCTCTACCGATAAAACGCCGGTGAGAACGTTGCTCTGGTGTTGCATCTCGCAAACGTGGGAACCATTCCAGCGGCACGGAAAGTTCGCGCCCATCTGCCATCACAACATGAAGCAGATCGTTCTCTATTCGGGCAGAAACAATGGAATTGATATTACTCTGCGGCAATATGCGGCGTTGAATGCAGGGTACGTTCACGCACGTCCAGCACTTCAACCCCAATCAGTTTGCCGCTTTCATCATAATCTAGCATCACGCCCGGAGATACTTCTTCTGTTCGAACAGATTTGGCATCTTCAGGCCCAAGCCAGATAAACATGGCATCGGCTTCAGGATCATAGCTCGTTTTAATCATGATAGCCTCCTACGCTTTAACGCATCGCGGTCTGGAAAAACGGTAAGGATCACAATATCAGAACCCTCTGCCCAATGCACAACCCTTAAAATTTTTCCGCCTAATTCCTCAATAGCACAAAAAGAGCGTGTCCGATCTGGATGAGATGGGTCAATCTCCTGCCATTCTGGGCATAAAACTGTCCTTTCTACCCACCCTCTCTCAATGCCACGCCGTGTCATGGCTTCCTCAGCATGTGGGCGAAAAATTAAAGCCATTCATTTCTCAACCAGATTTGTAGAGGTTTTGGCTGCGGCTAACCCCAACTGAATTAAACGACGAATAGCCTCTGCTCGCGAGGGTGATCGTGTGTCGAAACGATAGTTATCAATCGCTTCCACTAAAGATTTAGGCATAGGCGTTATAATACGCTCTGAGTTTGGTTCTTCCATAGAAAGAGTATGCAAAAATACGCCGCCTACGTCAACGGCATACACTATATTGACATAACCAGCATACATGGCATACAGATAATGGCCGAGCAGGAACTACAACCCTCCTGCTCGGCCTAACCTCAAATAATGGAGCCCATCCATGTCTAAGGCTGATGCCTTATCTAACACAAATCGCCGTGCATTACTCGCGGGAATTATAGCTGCGCCTGTAATGGCTGCTCTGCCAGCAACTGCGGCTGAAACCGTGCCATACGATGCGACCTTTTTTGCCCATTATCAAAAGTTCAATACGGTTTTCCGTGCAGTAAGAGAAATGAGCCGTCTGCCAGAGCCACCAGTAAACACGCCAGAAGGAGAGGCTTACGAAGCCAGATTTGATGCGTTGGTTTCAGAAGAATGTCGTCTTTTGTCAGAGCTTGCAGCCATGCCAGCCCATACGGCACAGGGACAGCGCATAAAGGCAGAACTCATTCTCAAATTGCTGCCAGAGCATATGGCGCATAGCGTGATTGACGAATATGACAGCAACATAAAGCTTGTGCTTTCTCTAGCGCGTGATCTGGTGCGGGAGACAGCAGCATGAGCAACATAATTCCCTTCAACTTTGAAGATCATGCCGTGCGGGTCATTACCCGTGATGGTGAACCGTGGTTCGTGCTGGCTGATGTGTGCGATGTATTGGAGCATACCAATAGCCGCGTTGTGGCAGATCGACTGGAAGATGATGAAAGGGATGTAAGTAATGTTTACACCCCCGGTGGCCCACAGGATATGAGTATCATCAATGAAAGCGGCCTCTATAACCTGATCTTCACCAGCAGGAAGCCAGAGGCCAAGCGGTTTCGTAAATGGGTAACGGGGGAAGTTCTGCCCGCCATTCGCAAGACCGGCAGTTACGCGCTTCCAACAGATAAACAGGAGTGGTTCAGCCGTTTTGCCCGCGTGCTAGGTATGTGGGATACCCTAGGCGAAAGCGCGGCTGAAAAAGAATGGCACAACATTGGTATGTGTTGCCCCATGCCACGAAAAGCGGGCGTGAAAATCCTTATGGAAGCCACACTGGATATGCCAACAACCATTGCAGAAGCTACATCCTTAAAGAAAATTATCGCCAACCGACATAACGCCGTGTTTTCCGGCCGCCCCCGTAAGGGTGAAACAGCAGCGCAGGCCAAAGCACGCCGCTTTCATATGGTGGAAAAAGAAATTTGCCCATCGGATGATGGAAAGGAATGTACGGTTATTACTTACGCAACGCACCCGGAACAGCAGACCAATCCATAAACAGGTTATCTGGCATCCTGCTGTAAGCCTCAGCAAGTTGTTCCAATAGTAGATCAATCATACCGGCCAAACGGCGCTTATCATGCCGTTTGGCCTCTTTTTTAGGCTTATTATCTTCATCCGGTTCTGAAATAGCCAAAGCCATTTCGTTCAGAGATAGGCATTCAATCATCACCTTGATCAGAATACCTTCGCTTACTTTGCCAAGATGTTCTTCAATATAATGGCACCGATCAACCGCCGCGATACGGGAAAGAATGGCATATTCTGCATCTGGCTTACCGCATTGCTTGCTAGCCTGCGGGTCTTTCCCACCAAGAATGCCGGTTTCATAGTCTCGTGCCCAATCTTCTGCTGCACGCAGTTGAGCATCAGAAATACTGCCTACTTTATGCAGGGCATACACGGCCCCTACACGCAAACTGTAATGCAGCTTACCGTTTTTCTTCAGTCGCACTTCCACATCTGTAAGGTCGCATTTTTCCAAGCGTTCCGGTGTAGGGGGTAATTCCAACATGTTGCCACTCTCTCTTTCTTAGCCTATCATTTGGCATACGTAAGAGGATGTGGCGTTCTCCTGCGTTGAACCTGAGCTGAAACGGCGCAAAGAGGCTGGATAACAATTCAGCATTCTTTGCGCCATTTTTGTTCCTAGGCCAGCTTGGCCCGCAGGTCTTCCATTGCTTCAATCGGGTTGGGCTTGCCTTCGGCCTTCAATCGCAGGTTTCGCAGCAATACACGCAGGCTCATGCTGCCACCTGTGCGCTTTGCTGGTGCATGAAGTGCTGCTGATACGCGGTTTTCTCAAACGGCACGGGCGGCAGGCCATTTTCCTGCGCCAGTTCTGGCCAGCGGCGCTTTACGGCCCCAAAATCCCGGCAATCGGTAAACGCATCCTTCCAAACCTTGGCGGCCTTGGCCCATGCCTGCTCGAACTTGGCATTTTCCTTGACTGCCTGAGGTTTTTCTGGGGCTGTATCTTGCGCTTTCGGGCGCAAGTGCTGCACCTCTATGCCGCGCAAAACTGCGGCTTCAAACACCTTTAGCCGCCGGGGCTCCTCACCATTCTTGCGCATGGCCTCGGTATGCTCCCGAATGGCAGAAATAATGGTATCCGGCTCTGCGCCCTGCCCCATCCAGCGCCGCACCAGCGAGACCGCATACGGTGCCTGATCGTTCATGCCGGTTGTGGCAATCACGCGGGCTACTGTCTGGGCCACCTGCTCCTGAGCCAGTGCTGGGTTTTCGATTTCCCCAGAAATAGAACTAGAAGGAATATTATTATCTCTCTCTAATTCTAGATCTATGGAAATCGAATTAATCGAATTTTCCTGTTTCGATTTCCCGTTTCGATTTTCGATTTCGGCCTTTGTGCCTGAAATAGGCATAAGCAGGTGTGGCTGCTGGCGTTTTTGAGCCTGTTCACGCTGCCTGCGTTCAAATGCCTGTTCCCGGCTTTCTCCTTTGCGGGGTCTGCCAGCCATCTGGGCATTCTTTTTATTGGCCATTTGCTGGCGCGTCATACCTTCCGGCACATCGCAGTTTTCCTGCATCTGCTGCCAGCGGGCATCTGCTTCGGCCTTTACAGCTTCACGTTCTTCCTTGCGCAACAGGCGATCATACAGGTGTGGGCTGAACAACGCACCTTCATCATCCCGCGCCAGAAAACCGCGCTGGATGAGCTGTGGTAGCACGCGGGTAAAAATGTCTTCCCGCACCAGTGCCACCTGAATAACTTCGGCATCTGTCAGCTTATGAGGCCCACACATGAAAACGCAGGAACGCATTTTCTTGAGCGCTTGCGTCATATCCTCCAGTACGCCGCGTTGTTCATAGCTAAGCAGACGTACACAAGCGCGGGCCGGAATATCAGTGCGATTAAACTCTTTTAGTGTTGGGCGGCGCATCTCTATCATTCTGCCGATCCATTTTCCCACACCAAGCGGCACGGCGGCATAGTGCGTGTTGGAGTGGCAAGTGATGCTGTCAGGCTGCTTTGTCCGGCCTTGCGGGCTTGCCGTTCTTCTTTGCGTAATACGCTGTCGAACATATGCGGGCTGAATAACGCTCCGTCATCGTCCCGTGCCATCATGCTGCGCACCATCAAGTGCGGAAGAACACGCACCAATACATCCAGCCTGAGGCTAGATAGCTGCGCCACTTCCGCATCAGTTAAAACGGTGTCACCACGACGAAACACGCAGGAACGTGCCTCTTTCAGCGCATCACGCAGGTTCTCGAACACGCCGCGATATTCGGAAGGCATGGAACGCACCATCTTGAGTGATGGCAGATCATCCCGCGCAAAGTCCTGAATATGTGGGCGGATCAGGTCAGCCATCAGCTTGGCCCTCCCCTTTTACAGAATACGGCTTGCCCAGCTGCTGGATGGTATGAATACGGGCCAGAGCCCGCTCCAGCACATGCTTGGTTTTTGCCATTTTGGGTGCAATTTCGTTGGCTTCCTGTGGGTCAATCACACCATCTTCCAGAATACGGATAGCGGTGGAGACCATCTCTCCCGAAACCATGCTGTATTCGCTCATATCCCGGCCAAAATCACCGGGGCCAACGTGCATGGGCAGCACAACATAACCCAGCGCGTGCGCCATTTCTGAAAGCAGAATGGGCTGCTCGGCACATCTATCCAGATCTATGGCAACATCCAGCGGAATAACGGTTGGCTGATGCCTGCTGGCATAGGCCTCTAGTTGAGATTTCTGCACGCGCGTAAAACCGGCCGCTGCACGAAAATCTCCCACGGCTTCAACCGCTCGTTTTGTGGCTGTTTTGATAGACGCCAGAAAGCGATGGGAAAACGGGATCATGCCGCAGCCCCGTCATTCATTTTGCGTTCAAAATCAAAGATGTAGGAATCGGGCGGCATGTTGCCATGCCGCCCATCATCGTCCATTGTCCGTCTCGCCAAAAACCGAACAAAGGATGAACCAAATGTCACGAGTGTCGATTGCCACCTGCCAAAAATGCGGGGCAAAGGCCACGGTAATAACAACAAGGGAAGTTGGACGTTGGGACAGCAAAATAAACTATGATCCCAAGGCCTTTTTAATATGTTCAATTTGGCGAAAGAATAACCCAGATGAGGCGCAAAACCCCTTTCCCAGCGATGGTAGGTGTCAGTTTCTCCAAGAAGCAACGCAGGCTGCGATACGCGAAAACATAGGGCAGTAAAGCTTTGGGAATCCATAGCAGCATACGTGCCGGATAAAGTCCCGAAATCTTGGATAATATAGATAATTACTGACTGTATTGAGTTGCTCATCTGTTGTGCAGTGCTCAACAAGTTCTGCATCAAGCAACGTACGCTCATGCGGCTGCATCCTTATTCCGTACCATGGCTGAAAAGGAGCTAGTCGCATGAGGTATCTTTCCATCTTGAAATGCTGAGCGAGCACAAGAGGCCAACAAGAAAGTGCTTGCGGGCAACAAACGAGCAAGAGCGCAGACCATAGACCTTACGCCCCCAACTTCTGACGATAATGCTTAATTAACTGATCAACGGTTTCCACCGTGGGCTGGAGTTCCCAGCCCCGGCCGTTATCCAGCACAGCCATAAACTGTAGGCCCTTATGGGCGTCACGAATAACCTGAGCAACTGCCAGCAAGTAGTTTATGGCATCCACGCATTCGTCCAGATCCATCTGCTTAATGGTATGCATATCCAAACGGTGCGTGCGTGTCTCACCTGTATAGAAAAGCTCGATAATAGGCCGGACACCATCCGCATGACGGCTTCCGGGGCCTGCGGCATGGTTGGTTTCATGGGAATCAGTCATGCCGCATCTCCAGCATTCGCATTTTCAGGGGATCGCACCGTGAAGGAATCGGGCGACACGTTGTCATGCCGCCCGCCATCGTCCATTTTTTGCTTGTTCACACCAGAAAATGGAGATCTTGATGTATCCTGATGACGAAGAAGTTTCTGTATCCTTGAAGCAGTTTGAAGAACTTCAACGTAAAGTCGTGTCTCTTGATTACGCCGTGCGCGCTCTGTTTGTTGCTGCTTCTCGCATAGACAATCCTGACCTATTCCGCCGCGATTTTCAGAAAGAAATGGATCGGCAGATTGACAAGGACATTCAGAACGGAGCGCGCGCATTAAGACGCCACATACAAGGCGACCAAAGCGCCGAAGCCGATGCGATGAACCTGCCTGATCTTGCTTCTGAAGCATGTAATTTACGCACCTACGTTTCCACCGGAAAACATGAGGAACCGGAAAGCGAAAACGCCGATGATTACGTGCTACCAAGCAGCTTGAGCAAGGAGGGGCAGAAGGATCTGAAAGAGCTGGAGAGGCTCGTAAAAGAACGAGCCGCTCAATTAGATCAAGAAGACTAATAAGCTCTGCTTCTATCTGCTTTCTACCGGACACCATCCGCGTGACGGTGTCCGGTGTGTTCGGCATTGTTGCCTCATGGAAATCAGTCATGCCGCATCTCCAGCATTCGCATTTTCAGGGGATCGCACCGTGAAGGAATCGGGCGGCACATTGCTATGCCGCCCGCTATCATCCATCGTTGGGTTGTCAACACTCTCAACAGAAGATGAATTCAATGACGACTTTGGAGAACACCAACCAATTAAAACTTCTGTCTGTACGTCGCCAGGGCGAAGGCGTTCCAGATGGGAAGACAGAGTTTCAAATATCTTTATCTGCAACTGATGGAGTGACGCCTTGGTCAGGATCTCTGACAGTCCTGCTTGCTGACAAAGATGCTGAGCGCATTCTTTCACGCTCGTTTGGGGATATAGCCTCTCAAGTTCTCTCCTTACTACTTGAGGCAAATCGTTTCGCTTGGCAGATGCATCGCGGATGGCAGACCGAGTGAGCAAAATACCATCATAAGCAGCCAAAGATTGAAGGCGCTCAATGTCTTCGTCTTTCAGAGAATGCAGATGGCTGCTGCTCGGTAATAATTCTTCTGGCTTCCAATCCCATTTGAACTGGACACCATCCGCGTGACGGCTTCCGGGGCCTGCGGCATGGTTGGTTTCATGGGAATCAGTCATGCCGCAACTCCAGTGCTTTCTTCAGGGATAAGCTTCTCCAAAGAAACATCCAGAGCCTGTGACACAGCGCGCAGCATCTGCGTTGGAATCAGCGCTTTTCCGCTTATCCATCGGGATACGGTTGGTTCGCTAACCCCCATTTGGGATGCGAGTTGAGCTTGGGTTATCCCCCGCTCTTTCAGGATGGCCTTCAAAGACATGCAAAAACTTTATTCTGATGAAAGTTTCAGGTCAAGAAAGTTTTCCTTTGGCGGCATCCACCTATCATGTGCGCATAGGCACAATGCAGTTATGAAGGAAAAGCAGCTAACCGAAGATGAGATTGCTAAGAACCGCCACACACTGCGGTTCGTTAAGCCTTGGATGAAGTTGCGCGGCCTTACTCAAAGGAAGCTTTCTGAAGAACTTGGAATGTCCGAGCCGTCAGTCTCTAAGTGGCTGAATGGTAAGGTAAATATGACATTAGCCCAATTTACTAAAGTAGCTGAGCTTCTAAATACCAACCCTGAAGATCTGCTATTTGATCCAAAAGAAAAAGATAAAGCTTCAAAATACAAAGAAGCAGCCGAACTAGCCGAAAGCCTAGATCCAGAAGCATTCCATGCATGGATAGCTGCTGGAAAAGCAATGCGTAAGAAGGAATAAAATTTCACTAAATGAAATTTCTTATTGACTGAAAGTTTCTTTTAGTGAAAGTTTTCTCCATCACAACCCGTGGTGGAGAAAAACCGTGTCGAATACACGATACAAAATCGAAGAAACCGATGGCGGCTTTGTGCTGGTAGAAGAACGCACAGGGCCATTCCCCACAGAAATCCGCGTGCCCTATTCCATCACGCAGGAAGCAGAAAGCGGAACAGACGCCGCATCCCGTAATGGTGATGCGCTCAGGGATCAGCGCAAAGTGGAAGCGCTTAAGTTAGCGCGGTATGCCGCATCATTTTTTATCGAAAAAGATCCAGATGCCCAACGCCTACTCGATATCCGTGAGTATGTGGAAAAACTGGTAACAGCTTCCATTGCGGAATTGCGCAAGAATGCGGCCATGCCCAGCCAACAAACAGAATAATAGGCACGGCCTATAGTTTAGGTGTTAGTCAGTAGATACTATTTTGGCTGTGGGTAATCGGATTTCAGGCGCTTCAAAAGGTTATAAAATTCACCAGAAACCTTAGAGTGCTCGTATTCAGTGTTAGGATTACATCTGGAAGCAGAACGAGCACTTAAATGAGAAGCTGTTAGTGTTGCAGCAGCCTGAATAAGAGCCGCCTCAATAGTTGTATCTATTTCGTCTGACATAGGGTTTTTCCTTTCTTGGGTCTGTTGGCGCGCCAAGAATGGAAAAAGTTGGGGGAGTCTGGCAACAGGCTTCCCCTTCAAAGAGAAGCAAGATGGTTCATCAGCCTAATCGGACGGAACGGTATCAGTTCTCAGTAGATGAGAGCCGGAATATCGAACGCATTATCAAGCGCGTAATTGAGAGTTCCAAGCCTACCAGTCTGGCCTCCAAAAATAACATTTACGACAAAACAAGGCAGCTGCTGCGCGTATGTCATGCCCGTGTCTGCCCGCTGGATCTGGCTACCATGGTGCAAGCAGATATCCGGCTGGTGCTGGAAGATCTGGGCACGCTCAGGCGCAACCTCAACACAAAAACTGCGCATATGGATTACGGCACGCGGCTGAACTTTGCGCTTAACGTGGTATACCGCCGTAGGGAGCAGGCAGCATGAATGCCATCCCCTGCCCTACACGGCACAAAGCGGCCCGCAAGAAAATTGAGGAATACCGCACTGCTGCTGATGATCTGTTTGTTATGGCGGATCAGATGGAACGCTTCCGCCGCGCCAATCAGGCCAGTGGCTTGCCGGAACGCGCAGCAGCTTGGCAGCGCATTGCAAATGTAACCCGCACAGAAGCCGAAAACTTTGTTTTTCTGGCTGATAACATTGCAGGAAACCCCAAATGAACAATCACGCCTTTCAGGCTGCCCGTACGCAGCTAGAGCAGCTCATCCACAACAATGTGGACAGCAAAGAAAAGCTGGCCATGCTTTCCCTGGTTAAAGACATGGCCGCCGCAATGGAAGCAGAACAGGACATTGCAGATGGTGCCCTGCGCATCGGCTACGCCAAGCGCCGCACATTCCCGCTGCCATCTATCTTCCGCCAGCGTGAAGTGAGGACTGCATAATGATCGACAAAAAAGAACAGGCGCTCCGTGAGTTGGACAAAACTTATGCGGAATTCAAGGCGCATATCCAATCTGCCCCACAAGATGCCAATTTCAGCCTGGCAGCAGTAATGAATGTAATAGAGGATGAGGGATACCGTCCCGCCATATCTGCAAGCGGAAATAATCCGGGTGATATTGTTTTAGCTGCGGCAACTATATTTGGATTTTCTTCTGGTTTCGCTCCAAAATTCAAAAATCCGGAAGATTTCGTAGAAACTGTGAATGCAGGCATCCAATGCGGACAAGGCGAATTTCCTGAAGAAGCAGCACCATGCTCAACCACCAAGTATTAACCCGCAAACATGCGCAACCCTGCACCCTCTCAGCGCCTCACCATGTTGTGGATTGTGCTGTCAGTTATCGGCATATGCGGAAACACGTTCCTGTGGCTGCACAGATAGATCTGGAGCAGCTTCTAGGCACCTACGCACCACCACCACAGGTGGAAGCGCCAACGCGTATCCGTAACGATAAGCACTTGGGTTTTCGCATCCGCCAGCGCCGCCATGAACTTCGCATGAGCTTGGAACAGCTAGGCCACGCCATAGGCTGCACCTACCAGCAGATGCAGAAGTATGAAACCGGCAAGAACGCCATAAAGGCAACGCTCCTGCCAACATTCGCCACCGCACTGGACGTGCCGCTGACATGGTTTTTTGAAGGATTGGAAGCATGATGAGAGGAATGATTGCAGCACCTACCCGCCGTATTCTCAACATGAAGGAAGCGGCTTCATACATGGGTATGTCTGTAACCACATTCAGGGAGCAAGTCGCGCCGCAAGTAAAAGGTGTAAGGGTGCTGCCGAAGCGCATTAGCTACGATGTAGAGGAATTAAACAGATTTATTGATCGTATGTCAGGGAAATCAACGGATTCTCACGAACAGAATTTCTGGGATAAATTCAGGTGACAATCATACGCCTGAAATACGTTCACAAGTTCCCCGGCCGCAATGGGAAGGCTCGTTATTATCTCAGAAAGCCGGGGCATAAGCAGGCTAAGCTGCCAGATCCATCCAGCCCAGATTTCTATACCGAATATCTGCGCCTCCTGAATGGGGACGCCCCAAAGATAGAAGTGCAGAAGTCTAAAACGATTGAAGGCAGCTTGCTTGACCTTATCGTGCAGTGGAAAACATCCCACAAATATAAAACCATCAAACAGAGCACGAAACAGGTATATGATAGGCTTCTGAACAGAATAGCTGCAATGGATTGCGCTCAAGGCGCGGTCAAGCATATGGCTCCGCAAAATATTCGCTTCATCATGCGCCAATATGAAGAGGCAGGCCCCACAACAGCTAACCGCATATTAAGCATTCTCAGCATGATGCTGGACTACGCCATAGATATTGGCTGGCGTGATGATAACCCTGCCGTGGGTATTAAACGCCTGCAAATAAAATCCAAGGGCCTGCATTCTTGGTCTGATGCAGAGATTGAGAAATATCAGTCGCATTGGCCTACAGGCACAAAGCAGCGTCTGGCATTTGCTTTATTATTATATACCGGCCAGCGCAGAAGCGATGTTGTGCGCATGCGCCCAGAGGATGTGTCTGGCGGAAGCATTAAGGTCACGCAGCAGAAAACTGGTGCAAAGCTGGACATCCCTATTCATCCGAAACTTCAGGCAGAACTGAATGCTTGGCAGGATGTAGGTGCAGGAACATTCCTTGCCACAGAGTATGGCAAGCCGTTTTCTGTGAACGGATTTTATAACAATTTTTCGGAATGGTGTCAGGAAGCCGGATTGCCCAAAGGGTGCAGCCCACACGGGTTACGCAAAGCAGCAGCTAGACTGCTTGCAGAAGCCGGCTGCACCACGCACCAGATCGCATCCATCACAGGGCACAAGACTCTATCAGAGGTGGAAAGATATACCCGTGCTGTGGAGCAGAAACGCCTAGCTCAAGAGGCCATGATCAAGATTGAATAA